GCGATAACCAACAGAAGCGTCGATAAGCTGCTGACGCTGTTCCTCATAACCTAGCCGGTTGTTGAGGCGTACACCATAGATCTGAGCCAACCAAGGAAAGTACCGAGGATCAGCCTTGGTAGGATCGACAAGAGCGGAAGTATTGTTTGGGTCATCCGGATCACCACCATCTTCTGGTGGAACATAATCAAATGACTCAATAGTCTTGTCAATCGTGTCGATGATAGGCGTCATCGCTGCAATGAATTTCTTCATATGGTAGTCGTTCGACGGATCAATCCGCCGAAAATGCTCAGGCAGTTTGGAATAGACATCCTCTGCCATATCATCGAAAATTGGTTCAGTCATGGTGTTTGTTTTCTTGTTAGATAACAGTAATAATTACCTCACCAGCAGTTACCAAGTTGGCAATGCCAGGTAATGTAATATTAGCAGATGGAACGGATAGGTTGTTAACAAAATCCACACCTGGGACGTTAGTGATCAGCGAGATAAGGTCATTGCGGCGAACTACGCCACCCCAGTTCCATGTCATCGGGCTCAAAAAGTCCTGTACTGCCTGCTCAATGGCGAGAGTAGTGGTGCCTACGTCAGCAGAGGCTTCTAGAGCTACTTCAGCCGTAACATCTACAGGTGTGATGGTTGGGTCATCCAACCGAATGGTAAGACCTGCGTGAGTGGCTGGAGTAATCTTAGACATAAGGTCAAGCTTGTCTTCTGCTGAGACCATCTCATTATTGCCGTAAACATATAGTGAGACAAAACCAAGCTGTTCGCCTGGCGTTCCGGGGTTGTCAGCGTCGAAGTTGTCAACTACGTGAGACCGCTCAATGTAGGTCTGCTCGTTGGCAATAGCTTCGAAGTGGTGAGGTAGAACTAGAGTTTCAGTAAGTCGCTGTAGTCTCTGGAATCCACGAGTATACCAATCAATATCCTCTTCCGGCTGTGAACCATCAGTGACAACACTATCGGTGTAAGCTGAGTCTACATAGATGATTGAGTCAAGCACTGACATGGCAGTATTGGCAGGAATGCCATTAGCATCTGCAATGAATACACCATTTGCAGTTGCGGCCACAACCCCCTGGTTCTGTCCAGCTTCGATAACAAGCTCTTCATCTGTATAGAATACAATAGGATCTAGACCTACAGACTCAAGGTCTAGAGAAACTGCGGTGCCGACTGGGATGGTCAAGCCATCGGTAACATTGACTGTGAAACGAATGTTTACAGTGGGTTCTGTGCCTGGGTCACGTTCAATACCATACCAAGCCATGATAACCTCTGACATGGCAGCAGGAAGACGGTTTACAGCAAAGATTAGTTCTGACACAGGCTGAGCAATAGCCTCCATCAAAAGCACTTCCATATTACCTTCACGAGGACTCCACTCAGGGATATTCTCACGAAGAGAGATAAGGGAAGCCTCAAACACATCCTGTGCATCAAGGTCGAATAGCTGTAGATCTACGAAGTTAGAAAGATCTGGGTTTGGCATGTTAGTTATCCTTAGTAATCTGTAGCATCAAAGAAGTCGTAAACCTCTTGATCCACGTAATCTCGCTCATCTCGAAGATCCTCATCAGCAATGAAGTTGCCAGTATCTTGTGGGAAGTCGAAGGCTAGGCTATCATCGCCGTCATCCTCGATTGGTAGCTCATGCCACGTGATATCCACTGTCATCTTACCTTCACCTGGAACAGTAGAGACAACATCTTCAATGACCACAGGAGGGCCGAAAGTAGTTACCTTCTCTTCCAACTCCACTGCATTAAACTGGGTGAACGTAGGATCAGAAATACCATAGGTAGGAACAAGAGTACGCTCGCCTGGGTCAGTCTTGACCAAACAGACAAGCTCTTGCGGGTAATAGTTGGGACCATCTTCTACGGTCACAAACTTACCGTCTGTACCCACTCGCATGGGATATGCTAGCAAATTTACCATGGTGTTTCTTCTTTATGTTGGTTACTACTATTTTATCAGCTTTTATTTCAGCTTCACTACCTTAATGGTAGAGTGGCCGTTGAAAACTCGATAGTTAGGGTTAGTTACAGTTGTCGCGTTCTGTTGAGCCCTAACCTTGAAGGTGCGAGTGCCAGTAGCAAGTCCAGTGTAGTAATATACCTTAGTCAATGGCAGGCGCAAACCAGTTCCGCCAGCCGCTGGTGGTCGGAAGATAAGCTGCTCTGCATCATCAGTGCCATTAACATTCAAATATCCAACGAAAACAGTTGAATCAGAGCTAGTAGTTTCTAAGTCAAGGCTGACAGTTACCTGATACAGGCTAGCGACAGAATCGACGGTGACTGAAACGGAGAGACCACCAATATCATTGACACTTGCATTAAGTGCGGTTGTATAGTGGCCACTAACATTTGCCACTCCAGTCCAGGTATCCGGAGCAGCGCCAGAAATGGTTGCGGTGTAGCCAATAATGGTGTTGTTAGCAATGACGCCAGTAGTTGGGTTAGATACGGCGATACCTCTGGGCTGGACAGAACCAGAGTTGTAGATTGTATTGCCAACCACAGTCCACCTTGAGCCAGCAGCGACGATACCATTAGCGGCATTGCCTGTTGACTGAGGTTCTAAGCACACATTACCGGTAAAGGTGAAGTTATTGCTGGTGCCCTGCATCTGCAATGGGCCACGAAAGCGACGCACCAAGTTGTTTGATACAACGCCGCCCTCTACATTCTCAAACAACGCAGAGTAGTTGCCGTATGTTTGATCCATCCTATTATTACTTACTGACATCTGGTAAGTTGTTACTAGAATATGAACCGGAGTGGAATAACTGTAAAACTCATTGTTGTCTACAGAGACCTTAGTGGCGTTCGTAATATGAACTGCCCGACCGCCTGTAGACAGTGTAGTATTGTATCCGTCACTAAAGGTATTGCCAGAAACAACTACATTATTGACAGACGCAATGGTCACGCCGCGCACTGATACTGTGTGTTGCCCAACCTGATTAGTATCGGGTGTACCAGCATTTACACCAGGTTTAAACCCCTGGAAGATATTGTTGATAATTTTGATATTTTCAGAACTTACGCCTGCCGCCCACAAGGCTGCTGGTGAACCATTGCTTGAATTAGAGGTAACAGTAATGGCCGGTACTGCTCTGTTGGCTTTAGTTTGAGTGAACTTATTGCCTTCAATCAGTAGGTTTTTGACTGTTGGAAAATGCAGTACGCCGGTCAACCAACCGTTATCTGTGGTGACGCCACTATCATCATAAATTGGATCTAGGATAACGTTGTTGGTGAATGTAATGTTTTCAAAGTACTTGCCTTCACGTGGTGCATGAGCGCCGAGAGGATTAGGACAAGGATAATCAGTACCTGACACAGTAATTGGCAAAAACTTACAGTTGTCTACTAACACATTTTTAGTGAATAGTCCATCGAAGGAGCCAGCAGTATCTGGGTAGGATAGCGCAGTGCTTTCAGAAATATCAAGTTCGATAGCTTCTGAGCGACGATAACCACCAGTCAGATTGTTGTAAAAACCATACCAAACACAATCACGAACGGTGATATTATCACAACCGCACAGATCGAAAGTATGGCCAGTACCTTGTGTTTGATCGAATACACAACGCTCTACCGTAACATTCTGAGCGTGATGGAAGGCAAAAGGGCACAACATCTTGGCAGTGGCAAAATCACCTTTGAATTGCAAACCTTCGAAATGCAAATTCTTAGCGCCTGAGCCATAACCAGTCTGACCGGTGGATAAAACAACGAATACAGAGTATGGAGACCATACGGTCTTTGTGATGGTAGCGCCCTGACCAACGATGGATGTATTTGAGTACACCTGAACAACACCATTGATGATATAGGTATTGTTGGGAACCTGTAAAGTACCGCCACCAATGTCACGAATGAAGTTAGTTGCCGCCTGGAAGGCTGGCTGATCGTTGGTAACACCGTCGCCCTTGGCACCGAAGTCCATGACGTTCAACACAGTCTGCTTGAAGCCTGGAAGGGTAGAGTCGATGTGGCCAACAATGTAAAGTTCTTCCTTGGCACCGCTTACCTTGGATAGAGCTACTTTATCGCCAACAGAAACCTGGTATTTTGGATTTACTTGGAC